TATAGGATTTACTAACTGTCTATTAATATCAACTGGATAACCATCAAGCATCAATGCTTGTATTAATGCTGGTTTGTTCGTTATTTTTGTTTTGACTTTGCTGAAGTGGGACATAGTATTCAGGTTTGTATTCTCGTGAGTTAACTGAACCGAGTGCTTGTTCAAATGGTAGTGTAACATCAAGACACTCTTTAGATACAGCACCTTGTACCTCTTCAGTTACTGTCCCATCCTGAGAGATTATAAATTTAATTTTCTGACAAGGCATTAGGATGCCTTCCTTACAGTGCCTTTCTCTCCACACCCTTTAAGATATTTTCTTGCTTCTGACTTGGTATCAAATACCTTTGCAAATCTTTTATCTGGACCCCATGTAGGAGCATTAGAAATTAGATATTCAATCTCGCCTTCTACCTTGCGAGTTGCTACCCAGTTGATAGCGTGTCCTGTATCTGCACTCATAATCTTAACTCAATCTTCAGTTATTTATTAAAATAAGTCTCGTAGTATTTTACCAGACCAAATGTTACATTGAATTTGCTTGCCCACTCTTCAGCACATTCTTCTGCACTCTTACCAGAGTAACCAAACCTTTCTAAAATTGTTATACATTCTTGTTTCATATTAGACCCATAGAACCTGCGGTAATACCAATACAGACAAAAAAACCGAACTCATAGAGTTCTCTGTAGGGACTATGCAAAAGCGAATTGAGAGACATTGGTCAAAAAGTATACTGCTACGATTGAAACGAATAAGATTACTTGTGTCATGACTGGGTAGAAATACTTACAGTATTATATAGGTATTTCTACTCTATGTCAAGCACCTGATGGGACAGTTTGTAATTGGGTTACTCGTATACCCTTACCACCATCGTCATCATCATCGTCATCAACACTACGCATAAACAACTCAACCATGACAAGAACAGTCATTGGATAGAACACCCAAAGGATTGCTTTCCACATTGGAAATGAATCTGTTACTAGATCTGTCATGGATTGTGTCGACTTACGAATAAGTATTTAGTTATGTGAAGTATTGGAACTTAGTGTAGAGTGCTACACCTACCCAGAACAACATCATTGTTGCTCTTCCGTTTGCTTTCCAAAAGATATCTGCTTGTGTTGAATTGTTCATTAGAAGATACCTGGAATGATTTGTCCTGTGGTGATGTAAGCACCTGTTGCTGCAACGAATCCAATCATTGCCATCCAACCGTTAAACTTTTCTGCTTCTGGTGTCATTGTGTTTCTCCTTTTTAGATTGAGGGTTAAAAGTGACTAGCGTATGCTAGTGGTGTAAAGACCTTAGCCTTTATGCTATGCCTGGTATGATCCATCCAAAGATGGCATAGTTATGGATTGCAGCGAACAAACCAATCATCGCTAGGCGACCATTAGTTCTCTCAGCATTCTTCCAGTAACCATCATAGTTCTCAACATACTCCATAGGAGGTTCTGCTGCGAACATATTCTGCTTGCCATACTCAGTAGTTGTATACCTTTTGGCAGTTGTTGAAGTCATTTCTGTATTGTTAAGAAACGTTACATAATTATATAGGAAACCTTAAGGTATGTCAAAGGTATAATTACCTAGATACCCGTACAAAAAAAGGGTCACCATTTCTGATGACCCTCATAAGATAAACTTATTGTAGCTTTTGCACTTAAGACCATCTAGTTTATCGTCTATTGGCAAAGACGTTTTATTTATGCACCATCTCTGTCGTTAAGATCAGCAGCATTCTGTTCAGGATCTACTGCCTTAGTGACTTCAGGTTGAGCAGGGACACCTATAGTACCTTCTGAATTTGCATTAGTGAATGTAATCATATCACCAGTACTCATATACTCACCCCAATCTCCATTAGGAGGAGCAAAGGTAACAGTATTATCAACACCTGTATCAAGTGTGATATTTGAATCAGGATCGTATGATCCATCAGGCATTTGTGGTAAGTCTACACCAAAACTAAATGGAGTATCAGTTGGTACATTAGTAACTGTATCATCGTGACTATGCTCTGCGATATCAGGCACTTCCAATCTTCTCCAGTTGGAATACATCATCCACACATCAGTTACAGTTTCAGAATTATTAAAATCATCTTGATGTTTTAGAGCAACATCAAATGCTTCTCTGATTGCGGTTTCTGCTTCTTTAAATTTTGCTTTTAGATTACAAGTCATAGGTCTAATTGAGAAAAGTTTTCTTTGGATCCAAACGGTGGCTTGGGGAATGTGTTAAATGAAATACTTATCCTATCATCAGATGAAGTATTAGTGGAAACAAGATGTGGTAAAGTACTTGGGAACAAATACAAATAACCTTGCTTTGCTTTAGCAGAATAACTATTGTTCATGAATTCATTAGTGCTAGTGAATTCAGGACGGATATGAAAATTCTGTAAAGGACCATCAAATACGATGGGTGAAACCTCTTCATCAGATTGGAGATAGAATACACCACTCAAAAAACTATTAGCGTGATAGTGTTTGGGGTGATGCTGTCCTGGTTTAGTTATACTAGACCAAGATTGTGTCATTAGTATCTCGTGATCTGAATTGAGAATGTTTCTAGTATACTTATGCACAGAATCTAAACAATGTTTCTTTAGATTTCTACACACATCATTATCTAGCAACTGAGTTTCTTGCGATGTCCAGTTTGCTAAAGATCTTCTATGTAAAGTAGATTGAACATAGTTAGCAATAGTATCTATGTCATCATAGGGATACTTCGCCTCCATTAAAGGAGGTATAGAAAACATCAGAAAGAATTTGTCCTTATCTTCAGTCATTCAATTGTTCAGCCATATCATGTAGTTGATCTATAAGTAGATCAATCAATCTATCTTCGATGTCAACCTCATCATAAGGATCAAACATAGTATGATCTGTATTATACTTGGGTATATTATAGCAGTCTTTATAGTCCATCGTCAACCCCCAAAATAATCCTTTCGCATATATCTACCAAGGATATTTGAATTGTAGAATGCTGGTTGACCATCATCAGTAGCTTCAGTTAGTACATTATTTAGAAACAATTGCCTTGTCTCTTCGTAATTTACTTTGCCGAGGGTGGTGTGGAGAGAGATGATTTCTCTCTTGAATAACTCGTTCCCAAGTAACTTTCTATCTCTCTTAAGTTCGTCAGAGCTTCCGTAGTACTTCTTCCAGTCACTCTCAGACGTAACCCTTCTCTTACCACCTCTAGGTTTACGACGTTGGGTGAAGTACTTACGTCCGATGTATTGTTTACCCGACTGGAGATTAGTAATCCTGTAGACAAAACCGAAGAACTCGCCAATATCATCAGAAGTGAAAGGTTTACCCTCATATAACCAGGGGTTTTCATAAACTCCCTCTTCAACCATTTCATTATTTTCATATCAGTTCCTCCTATTTAGATCATTCCCAGTACTCATCTAAATGTTCTAATACATTGAGCAGAATTCTTTGAGCTGCTCCTCTCTGTCTCTCATCCCATTCAGGATACCATCCGTTGTCTAGCCCAGTTTTCATCTTCATGATCTGGGCTACCATAGTTACCTTGTTCACCCGACCATTCACTTCAGTTTGCTCTGGAGTTCACTCCAGTCTGAATCAAACTTTTGCATACCTTGATCAGTTAGAATGTGGTCATACATTTTATTAAATATATCCCAAGGAAGAGTACAGATATCAGCCCCCACTCGAAAACACTTTGAGACTTGAAGAGGTTCTCTAATTGAAGCAGCGAGTACTTGAGTTTTAGAACCATGCGTTGTGAATACATCTGAAATTTCCTCCACTAATGATATACCATCCCAATATTGATCGTTCAAACGACCTATGAATGGTGAAACGTATGTTGCACCTGCTTTAGATGCAAGTATTGCTTGGTTTGCTGAGAAGATAAGTGTAACATTAACTGCTACATCATCTTCAGATAGATCCTTACAAGCTTTAAGACCCTTACGTGTGCAAGGAACTTTAATAGTAATATTCGGTGCTATCTCAAGATAAGTATCAGCCATAGCTAACATATCTTCTACACTATCACCAACTACTTCTGCTGATACCGAAGCATCCCAAGGAAAAATAGAAGTTATCTCCTTAAGAACTTCCAAAGGGTTGTGACCATTCTTCAGCATAAGACTAGGGTTAGTTGTTACTCCATCGATTAACCCACTAGCATACGACTGTTTAATTAGGTCAACATCAGAGCAGTCAAGAAAAATCTTCATCACTTATTACAATTTCATATATTTATTATTACATAAAAAAAGACACCTGTCAATAAGGTGTCTTTATATACAAATCGTGACCTTAGTGTCAGCTCTTGGAAGCAAACTTGCGTTTTACTTTTATACCACGATACATTAGATCGTGATTGCGATGCTGACTTGCCTCGTAGAGTACCTTTTTGTTGTACTCTGCAGGGTCATACTCGACCCCTCGGTAAGTGACTTTTGCCATGTGTTTTCTCCTGTAGGATTAGGTTGATTAGACCGTTCCTTCAGTCGGCTTTTGCGTCCCATGTACACTCTAGTCCTACTGCTTCCGTCAGATGTATTTGATA